TATGAAGAATATAAGAACTTTAGTTTTGAACAACTTAAGAAAACTGTTAATGAAAAACCATTTTTAGAAAAATACAGTGTATATATTTCAAAGATGCTAGAAGAATATTTTAAAGTTGTTAATTTTAACAGAGAAGCTATAACTAAAACTACTTTTGTTGATAAAGACTTAGGAGAATTTGATGATTTTATAATGAGATTTTTACCTAGTATTTTAGAGTTTGCTAAATTCTTAAACTTAGAAGAAGAAACAAAAGAAGCTCTTGTAGAATTATTAGATAAAATATTAAATATAATTACTAGTTTATTGTTTGAAAAAGTTTTACTTGAATTAAAAAGACAAATAGATATGCTCCTTAGACAAGTAACAACTTCATTTCAAAAATCAGTAGATGAATTAACAGAAAAAATAGGATTAAAAAATACAGCTGTTGAGTTTGATTTAGGACTTGGATTAACTCCTTTAATAGGTTCAATGAAAGAAACATTAGAAATGATAGATGAATTTATAAATAAACTTCCAAGAGCAATATTACCTTGTTTTATAAATGGAGGATATGGAGAAAACGAAGCTTTACTTATACCTAAGAAAAGATATAGAGATAATCCAGATGAATCACCAGTCCATGGAAATCAAGTTGAGCCAGATTTACCAGATAAAAATGAAAAACCTGATTATAAAAAACCTAGCGATTGGAAAGTATATTATATTAATAAGTCTGGTACACCAGTATTGTATCAACCACATAAAGCTGGTAAGTATGAATATTCTAGAATAGTAACAAGCGGAAGTCCAAAACAAGTAGAATCAATAGATAGAATAATAGAAGAAAAAGAAGATATACCAAAGAAAATAGTATATAGAGATAATAAAGTAGAACTAGTTTACAATTCTGGAAAAAGAGAAAAGATACTAGAAAAAAAATCTCTTATCCAAAAGAAAGGTTATATAATAAAGAAAAAAACTATAGGTGATATAGAACAAATATTAAGTGAAGATAATATAAAAAGATTAAAAGAAATACAAAGTTTTTTAGATAGGATAAACAACATAGACTATTATGAAAAAATAAGAGAAAGAAACCAATTAAAAAATAAACTAAATTTAGAATATAGCAAATCTATGCCAGATATGAATGAAATAAAAGAAATCGAAGATAGTATCGGTAAATTGACAGATTATATTAATAATGCTAAAAATTATTCTATATTAAACAATAAAAACAAAGATGACGAAATACAATTATTTAATATCAACAATAAGAAAAAAATAGAATTTGATGAAGAAAGATATAAAGATTTAGATGAATTTTTCACACAAAAAATTCAAGTCCTAAAAGAAACTGATGAGTTTTTGCAAGACGAAGAAAATACTTATTTATCTACTTATCAAATAACTGAATTATTAAAATAAGGTGGTGAGAAAAATAAGTTTTATTAGTAAACTCTTCGCAACAGATAAACAAGAAGAAAATAAAAAAGAAACAATAGTTGAACGTGTTGATAATGAAAAAAGAGATTATTCATCTATATATAAATCTACTTATATAGATAAAGATTTCTTATCGTTTAATATTGGTGATAAAAGAGAAAAAGCCATGTGTTATAACATGGACAATGTTCTTAAAAAAATAAAAGATGAAATTTTTAAATTACCATTACTTGCAAGAGCTATTTTAAATATAACAGCAAAAGCTTCTGATAAACCAATAAAATTTATTGGAAGTAATCCAGAAGAAGTTAAAAAAGTTGCAACAGAATTTAATCTTATTTTAAAAAGAAGTAACTATAATCCTAACTTATTCTTAAAAGAAGCTTTTCAAAATTTAGTAAAATATTCTAATGTTTTCATAATGCCTATTAGAAAAAATTCTGCAATAGACAGACTTAAAATAATTCAAAACAAAGGTTGGACTGTAGATAAAAAATTCGGTAATAGTTTTTGTGAAACTTTTATTTTAAGTGAAGATGGTTACGATGGTTTTGGAGTTATATACAAAGATAGAAAATTCAAAAATGGAGTTGAGATATTTCACTATACTTACAATAAAGAATCAGATGAAATATTTGCAATGCCTATATGGTGTTCTGTAATTCCAGTTATTCAAAAATATAATTTATTGATGGATAACGCTTTAGAATCATATGCTGACCAAAGAATAACTCGCATAATATATGAATTAGGTATTACTAAAAGTGGACAAGTAAGACAAATAAAAACAGATAGTTACAATTCTGCTAAAGCATTATTAGAACAAACAGATGATGATTTAATATTTGATATACCTGTTAATATAAACAAAGTAGAAAAAGAATTTAAGAGTCCTGATAAATTACTTGAAGCATTAGAGATTCAAATGTATGCTGGGCTTTATACTTCAAAAGGACAACTTGGTTCTACTAGTTCTGGCAGACAAGATGCTGAAACTCAAGATGAAAATACACTTTTAATAACAAATAGTTTCTTGAAAGAACTTGAATTTCAAATAAATAAAACTATCATACATAATATATGTTTAGATTTATTTAAAGTAGATAAAGATATAGAAATTAAATTTACTGATGATTTTAATGTTAAAGAAAGAAAAGAAAAACACGCCGTGTTTTTATTTCAAGGTGGTGTTATTACTATTGATGAAGCAAGAGAGCTATGTTCTATGGATGAAAAGTTTGATAAAGAAAAATCTTTCCAAAAGTTATATGAACAAGCAGAAATGAATGGTAATGTAGAAAACGTTAATAATCCTAAAAATCAACATACAGGTGGTACTGGAACCACAAAGAAAACTAAAAAAGATTGAGGTGAAAAAGCTTGATTAAACACTTATATAAGATAAATGATTTTACTGATATAAACAAAATGAAAGAAGATAAAACTTTCAATGATTCAAAAGTAAAAGTTCAAATATCCGATAAGAAAAAAAGAAAACCTATTTTAAACAAGGAATATAATAATCTTGTTTATATGTTGGCTACTACTTCTGATAAAGAAATAAATTCTAGAACATATGCTGACAAATCAACAAAAGAATTAGTTGTTTCTGGAGGTTGGACATCTCCTTATAACAAACCAGTTCTAAAAAATCATGACCAAATAGAAGGTGAACCACAAGGAAGAATACTAGATGCTTGGTATGTAAAACATGATGGCTTATCAATAGAAACTGCTCATGATTCTGTTTTACCAGAAGATGTTTTAAAATTCTTTCAAGACAATGGTTGTTTTGAAGAAGGTACGGGTTCTACTATTTTAAAAGCGTTCGTTGATGACGAAACAATGAAAAAAATAGAAGATGGTTTTTACTTAACTGTATCACAAGGTATTTTTGTAGAAGATATGAGATGTAATATTTGTGGAAGTTCAATTTGGGAATGTTCTCATTCTGTAGGTAAAGAATATGAAATGGAAGATAAAACAAAAAAAGTTTGTATTCCTGTAGCTTCTGGTCAATATGAAGCTGGAGAAATTTCTATAGTAAATGTACCAGCTAATGATACTAGTATAATTTATATACCAGATAAAAAAGATAATAAAACGAATGATGCTAAAATTGACAAAACACAAATTACGGATTCTAATACTATCGTACCGAAAATTGACAACAATGAAAATGTGTTAGACAATACTCAAAACGATAATAAAAATAAAGGTGATGAAATGATTAAAGATTTAACAATCACTTTACTTTTAAAGGACATGAAAAATACTTGGAAATTCGAAGACTCTGCTGAAGCGGAAATAAAAGATTTCATCAGTTCTTTAGAAGATGAAAAGATTGAAAAGCTTACAAAAGTATTAGATAGTTTAAAAACTTCTACTAATAACTTAGTGAAAGAAGTTTCTGATAGTTTACAAATAGCTGCAACTCAAGTTGAAACTATTAAGGATTCTGAACAAAAACCAGAAGAACCTAAAGTTGAATCAGAAACTGAACCTGAAGCTACTAATGTAGAAGACAATAAAGAAAATGCTGAACAAGCAAACGACGGAAAAGAAGAACCAAAAGAAGGTTCTGCGGAAATGGTTGAAAAAAATATTAAAGATGATTTAGAAGCTTTAAAAGAAATGCTGAAAGCAAAAGATGCTCAAGCTAAAGTTGAAAACAAAGATTCTTTATCTGAATTATTTATTAAAAATTTTAATTAAAAACGGAGGTAACCAATAGTGTTATTTACAAATAGAGGACTTAGCGAACCAATGGGTTATAAAGGAACTGCAAAATCAGTTGTATCAAGTGGTTTTGGAACACCATTAGCTGACCCAGATTTAAAAACTGTATTAGAATTAAAAGGAATTATGCCAGAAGGAATGGATTTAGTTTCTTCTCCTTCAATAGTTGTAGCAATAAATGACAAAGGATATTTAGTACCAGCAGATGGAACATTAGCTCCATATGGTGTTATAGGACATTGTTTAAGAAGTACAGCTCATTTAAAAGCACTTTTAACTGGAAATGGAACTGAACAAGCAATTAATAGTGTAAACTCAATGGATGATTTACAAGGAATCACTCCTACTGTTTTCCAATTCGAAGCTTTATTTGAAAGAGGATACGCTTATAAAAAAGATGGAGCTTCAAAGAAATTATTTGAATTTAAACCAGGATGTTCAGTTAGACCTATAACTACTGCTGAAATAGCTACTTGTTTAGGTGATGGAACATTACCTTATTTATTCGGAGAAACTGCTGCTAACGGAGATAAAACTAAAGCTTGGTATGCTGGAATGCCTGTAGTTTTTGATGATGCTACTGATAAAATAACTCAAAGAGTTGGAAGAGCAACTTCAATAATTCCTGGAGAACAATATAATAACTTATATTACACAAATCAATCTTGTTTTGATTTTAACTTACAAGGTAAAGATACTGCTGGAACATCTAGAAATGTATGGTTATCTATAGGTGAAAAATTTAACGACGCAAATTATATTAAAACAATAGTAGAATTCTACGTTGCAATGTAATAAATTGGAGGATAAATGAATAGAATTTTCGATTATAATGATTTACAAATAAAAGACGCTGTAAAAGGATTTATGGAACTAAACAAAGAAAGAAAAGTTCTTAATACAGACGCTTTTAAAGAAGACCCAGAAAAAGGTGTAGAGTTTATAAAACAAATTGAAGACTTAGCAGATGCAATATACCATGATGGTTTTGATGCTAATACTCAAACAAAAATGTCTCTAGCTGACCTTTCTGAAAAAATAGAAACATTAGCAAAAGATTTTAATGAAAATGCTGGAAGAAATATAATAAAAGACTTCTCGGCTAGTTCATTAGGATTCTTCGCTCAACAAGTAATAAACAGATTAGTTACAAGAATAGAAACTCAAGAATTAGAAGCTTGGCAATTTATATCTAGAGATTTAGTTCTAGAAGATGCTACAGTATTCTATACAATAGTAATAGGAGAAAATGGTTCACCAGCAACAACTAGAGTAGCTGAAGGTGGAGAATTCAAGACTTTAAACCTAGAATCTACAGAAGACTATATCAAAACTTCTAAAGGAAAAATCGGGGTTTTTGTTACTCTTACTGAAGAAGCAATCAAAAGAAATGGTGCTGCTTTATTAACTGCTCTTTGTAGTGCTGCAATAAACGACATTAAAAGATATAAATCTTTAGAAGCTGTTAGATTAATAGAAGCTAACGGAAGAACTGTATTAGATGGATTAGAGCCAACTAAAATGCCTTCTGGAGTTTCATTTGCTAACCCAGCTACAAAAAATGGTACTTTACTATTAGGAGACTTAGAAAGTTTCTTCTTTGAAACTCAACATTCTGGATATGATGTAGATACTATATTTATACATCCATTAGCTTGGAAAGTATTCTTCGCTGAACCTAATATTAAAAAATACTTAAAAGAAACTGCAAATATTTGGTTTATGATTCCTAAGAAAATGCCTACAGTTGCTCAAAACCAATTAACAAAATGGGCAAAAGTTCATGGACCAATTTTAGAAAAAGAAGAACATTTAGCTGTTCCTCAATTAATAACAAATAAAACTCTTAACGTAATAGTTACTCCTTTAGTAAGTTTCTTCAAAAAAGGTACTGCTATTACAACTCCTGGAACAAGATTTACTATTAAACCTACAGTTCAACACGCTTCTGCACCTAATGATGTTACAGACATTATATTATGTGACAGTTCAAGATGTTTAACTCACGTTCATGATGGTAGAGGAATTATATCTGATAAAATAGAAGATAAATTTGTAGATGTTACAAAGATTAAATTCAAAAACTACTACAACTTCGTATTAGATAAAGACCATGGAGTATTCGCTTTCAGAAATATCAACGTTACTGATGACGTATTTGACCCTAAATCTGAAAATAGAGTTATATCTATAGAACACGGTAAAAAATTATTTTAATTAACTTAATAATATAGGGCGGGTATATATTTGCCCGCCTTTTATTAAAATAGATTGGAGGAACAATGAAAGTTATAAGACTTAAAAATGTTCATTATGTTTCTAAAGAAGGAATAACTCTTACATTAGAAAAACCTTCTATTGAAGCTACTGAAGAAAATGTAAAAAAATTAGAATATTTTATAAAAGAAAAATACTTAGAAATAGTTGATTTAGATAAAGAAGTACTTGATACCGCTTCTCAAGAAAAAGCTTCTGAAACAGAAATTCCCACAGTTGAAGTTAAATCTGAAGAACCTGTTGTGGAAGAAAGCAAAGAACCTGAAGTAGTTGAAGAAACAGTTGAAGAAGCTACTGAAGAAAAACCTGAAAAAAAATCTAAGAAATCTAAAAAATAAGAGGTAAGAGTTATATGTCTAAAGTTATTTGGAAAAGGGATAAAGTTATATATAAATTAGACGAAAATGAAAATCCTTTCGTAAATAACTTTTTTACCTTTTATAAAAACAATGAAGAACTAAAAGAAAGATTTATAATAAGAGTTATAGATGAAACTCAGATAGAAATATATGGAAACTTTTTCGATGGTATTAAATTAAAAGCTAATTCTATTAACTATCTTTTTAATCCAGACGACGAAAAAAATGCGCCGGCGGAGAAAAAAGAAGATGAGCCTAAAGAAATAGAGTTGGATGTTGATGATTATACTCTTAATAATCAATTTACTATTTCTAGTTCAGAAGAACAAATAATGGTACAGAATTTAGCTAATACTCTTAGAGTTAAATTTGACCCAGATGGATTAAGATTTATAGATGAAAGTTCTATGCCTATAAAAGTAGAACAATATACTAATGAAATCTATCCTGATTTTCCATATAAGAAATATAAATTAAATGTAAAAGATAAAACTTATATAAATAGAGAAACAAATGTAATATATGTTATTTCTATATTAGATAAAAAGATAATAATAAAAGAAGAACCTAGATATTATTGGAGTAATGTAAAAGATTTAAGAGAATTTTTAAAAGACACTGATTTAAAATTCAACGAAAAAACAGATGAAAGATTTAAAAGAATGATACAAGAAAAATCAGTATATTTAAAAAGAAGATTTGGTTTAGATAAAACTCAAATAGAAGATATAGAATATTTCCCTTTATATAAAAGACTAGTTAATTTATATTGTATGTCTGAATTTTTAGCTTTAAAATTTATCAATGGAGTAAACGCAGATGTTGGTTTAGGAGCTTCTCCTAGTACAAGCAATCTTAAATTAGGTAACTTTGCAACAGGAGTTGGCGGAGGAGCTAACGGAACTGTTTCAAGTAGTGATTTAATTAAGAACCTAATTTATGAAGCTGAAAAGGAATTATACGAAGCTTTATATAAAGAACCAGGTATTGCTCATAAATTAAAAAGATGTGAGGTGGGTTGTGCAAAATCAGTATTCTTTAAAGTTCAAAGAAGCTTCGAGGACTGGAAGTAAATGTCTTTGGTTAAAAGCTATAGAAAATTGTGATTGTTACGATGAAGATAGACTTGTTGATTCTGAGCCAGACCCTAAATGTCCTAAATGTTATGGGTTTGGTAAAATTAGACAAGCTATATTGACAGATAAAATAAGAAATGAACTTAACAATAGTTATGTTACTCAGTTTGAAAAAACAAAATTTGCTACATCAATAAATGAAGATAGAAAATTTTATGTTGATGAACTTTATCAAGATATGAACACTGAAGATTTAATTTGTCTTTTAAAAGAAGATGAAAAAACTATAGTTTCTGTCTATAAAATAGTTAACAGAGAAGAATTTAGAGACCATGATTTTATTTTTTATGAAATCATAGGAAGAAAAGTAAACTTCATTAAAGGATTTAAAATAGAAGATTTTGATAAACTTATAGAAATACAAGAAGGTTAATATGAAGATAAGTCAAAAAAGAATAGAAGCTTTACAAGAATTAGTTGATAAATATAAAGATAGATTTATCTTCGATAGACCAAATATATTGTTAGATGCAATGGATGAACTACAGAAACTAGTCGAGTTTGCATTTATAATAAATAAAGAAATTTCTCCTGTAATTATTTTAGGAGAGGATAAACATGAAAAAGATACAACTAAATCTTTACCTGTTGAAGATGGATTAATTTATATAAATTTAAGTAAACGTTGTTATCATACTAATACAGATAGAGACCCTACTGTATTATTTAACAATGAAGGAGTATTGTTAGCTGGTAAACCTACTTTTAGTAATTCAACTAGAATAGAAGAAAGAAATAAATTACCTGAAGAAATTCCTATAAGAAAAGAATTATTTTATTCAGATAATGAATTTATCTTTACAGTTAAAACTAATACTCTAAAACAACAATTAAAAATAATAAATATATTAGAAAAATCACTTAATGTTTATTCACATAGAATTACAAAACCTTTTGTAGTAGTATGTGGAATATCTCATATAGAAACAGAACCTTTAAATGATAAAGATGAATTAAGAACTGTTAAGATTTATTTTCATATGAGATTAAAAGAAGAAAGTGAATATAATAACTATTATTTAATAGAAGCATTTAAAATTGCTTTTGATGTAGAACCAAATGAGTTTGAAATATATAATATGACAAATTCAGAAACAATAAATAAAAATATAGAATCAACAAAAGATTCTTATGTTTTAGGCAAATCATTTAAAAAAATTGAAAATAAAAATAACGATTTTGAATCGTTTGAAATACCAAATTGGAGGTAATAACCTAAATGGCAATAGATAAAAACAAAATGCTACCTGGATTTTATGTTAATATTAACGATACTAACGAAACTACTCCACCTGTTGTTAGATTAAAAGACGTATATACAATTTATTGTATTTTACCAGAAATAATGAAATCAACAGATGAATTTGGAGATATAGAAGAAACTTACATAGAACCAAACAATCCTATAATAATCTCTTCTGCTGAAGACGCTATAGAAACACTTGAAACAACTAACCTTGTTATGACAAGAGAAGTTAGAAATATAATCAGATTAATACCTAGTGGTTCAAACATAGCTTTAGTAAGAATAGTAAAAAGAAATGGAGATACTCCTGATTTAAACTCTTTAGCAGATATGTATGAAGCTTTAGACTATGCTTTTGAAGCTACAGAAAACTTAGCTTCTAGAGAAATAATAGTTGCTGGTTTAAGTTTAGATGACATGTTAGCTTTAGACCCAAATAAAGTACAAGTAAAAGAATTAAAAGACCAATTTAAAGATTTCCAAGAATTAGTTAAATCAGTAAGTGCTTACAATTCAACTCTTGGAATAACTGTTGATAAAAAATTCGATTTATCAATAAAAGGAACTAAATCTACAGTTTCTACTGGAGAAGCTACAGATGGTGTTCATGATACGTTCGAAGTTTTAATTAATGATGAAACTGCAAAATTAATTACAGAAGATGGAGTAAAAGATTTTAAATTTGGAGCAGATGTAACTTATTCTGGAGTTGCTGGTTCTAAAACATTAGCTGTAACAAATCAAACTGGAGATTTATCTACTTATGTTTCAATATCTGTAGATAATAATGAATTAAAAATAGATGTTTTAAAAGAACTTATGGTTAAAGTTGATAACGATACAGTTGTTAGAATTAAAGAAGGTTCTTTTAAAGTAAAACCTGAACATAAAACAAAAACAGAAGTATTAGAAAAATTAGATATAGTTAAATTAGCAGATAGTGCTTCTCTATTAAGAAGAACATTATTACATAACTTAAAAATAACTTCTACACAAAATTCTTGTTATACTTTCCTAAGTCCTGAACCTCCTAAGAGTGCTTCTATAAAAGACATACAAGCTTACGTAGATAAATGTGCTGCTATGTATGAAATCATAAGAGAACATTCTACAATGGTAGATTCAAGAGGACAAAAAAATGATTTAGGAAAATTCCTAAGCGTAGTTGTTGGAGTTAATATGTATGATGGACTTGGTGGATTAAGAGGATTGCCTCAAGCTAAAGTTGCTACTATAGCTCAAAAGAAAGTAGTTACTAAGAAATCTACAACTGCATTCTCTGTAGGAGATAGAGTAGAAGTTTATACTTATAACAAAATGGATACTTTAGTTTTCTCTGCAAAAGTAGAAAAAATAGTTGTTACTGGTACAAACGCTGTTGAAATTACTTTAGATAAAGAAGTTCCTACTGAAATTTCTTCTGGATTAAATCCTAAATACATAATGAATGTAAACAACAAAGACTTTAAAGGAACTTATTTAGCAAGACAATATTCTAATATCTGTAAAGAAGTTGGAGTAAAGAGAAGTCCAGCTGGAGTTAATTTTAAAGGTGAATGCCAAGTTAAATTCTCTGAAAAACAATTACAATTACTTGATTCTAAGAAATTCTGTGTTGTTCAACAAGAACATGGACAATCTGTAGGTTCTGTATCTAGAAGCCAATTAATGACTTCTCCTGATAATCAATTCCAAAAAATTGAAACATTAATTGCTGTTTATGCATTAATAGAAAATTCAAAAGCTATCTTACTTCCTTATAAAGGAGAAAGAATAGATGATGGAACTGATTTAGCTATAATTAAAACAAATGTAGAAGAAGGAGCTTTCAAACCAGCTGTTAATGAATACATTTTACCTAATTATGAATTAAGCTTAAATTTAGCTTCTGTTAAAAATCCTAATGGTGTTGCAGAAAGAGCTTTATTCATGAACTTCGTAGCTACAGAAATACAAACTTTACAATTAATAAGAATGTCAGCTAGAATATTATAAACAAAATAAAATTAAATAGTGAGGGATTAATTTCACTCACTTAAATATAAAGAGGTACAAATGGCAAGAAAACAAAAAGAATTTATTTCAGCTACTATCAGTGGTGCTGAATTAGAATGTAAATTTGCTTTTCCTAAAATATTTTTTACTAAAAACCTAGCTGATAGATATATAAAAGAATATTTTGATATAGGTTTCTTAGAAAATATAGGATGGCAAGTATCTAATAGTGCTTCTCCAAAATATACACTTACTTCAAGAGGACCTGTTGACATTTACCCTGGTATGGAAATAGCAGAAGGTCAAATGACTTTTAAAGTATTTCACGAAAATTCATTTAGTAAATTAAAAGCTGTTATTATGGAAGGTATTAATGGCGGAGCAGACAAAATAAAATTCCCTACTTTATACGAAACACCATTTTTAAGTTATGAAGATAACTTTACTCAATGGGAATTTCATAGTGATAACTCTAAAGTAGATTGGGGTCAACTACCTCCTTTCGAAATAATTTTAATATCTAAAAGTAAAAACCAAGCTGGTGTAATAGAAGTTAGAAAGAAAACTATAAAAGGTGTTTATATAACTTCTGAAGCTTCAGGTATAGCAATCAATTCAACTGAATTTAGTAATGCTGTTAGTTTTATGGCTATTGGTGAAATAACTGATTGGGAAAAATATGAAGGTAAGGTGACACCATAATGGCTCATAATGATTATGTAATGGGTAGCGGAAACGTACTTTGTAAAGGTTCTGGATTAAGAGTTTTTATGGAAGTTCCACTTACTAAAACAGATTCTAACGGTTTAAAAGTTGTTAAATATTTTACTTATGATATAGGTAACTTACAACAAATAATAGCAGAAACAAACAGAGCGGCTAGATGGACTCATGCTGTTGGAAGAAAAAATCCAGTAGCTGTTACACAAGCTTTAAGAAATACATATGGTACTATTGTTTTTTCACAAATAGACAATGGTTTTTTAAGAGCTTTAACAAAAGATGTTAGAAAATATAATACTCAAACTAAGATGTTTACTCAAGTAAACTTGAATGGTTGGGGCTTTGAAGAGTACACAATACTTGAAGAAGACCAAAGATTATTGTCTGGACCAACAGAAAACTTAGTTACTGAATTATATGAAGATGAAATTATAGATTTAACAGATTTACCTCCTGTAAATATTGTAGTATATGGTACAGCAGATGATATAGATGATTCTATAGGAAGATATGAAAAAGGAAAGATTTATATGTTTAGATGTAATTTAGTTACATTTTTAAGTGAAACTTTTGGAGTGTCAGCTGGAACACCTATGCATGATGTTGCTACTAAAGTACAAATATTAGGTTCAATAGAACCTTGGAGAGAAGTAGAAAATCAAAAACTTAATGAACAGTAGGATGGTGATAAATAATGGCTAATCCACAAGACATGTTTCATAACTTTAAGAATAAATCTAAAGAGTTTGATACATTTAACGGAACTGAAGTAAAATTATTTATTAAAGTTCCTACTAGATATGATGTTTATAACAGAGTAGATAAATTTGAACTTGTTGAACTTGGAACTGCTAGTGCATATTCTTGGAAACAAACATATGCTTCTGAACCAGTAATTGCTATTGGTTATAAATATGCAAGAGGTGTAGCAAGAGGTTCTAAGTTAATAAGCGGTTCTATCGTATTTGAAGTACTTAATAAAGGATTTGTTGGAGAAATAAGACAAATTTTAAAAGATGCTGGAGTACAATATGCAGAACTTGGTTTCAATCAAACTGCTAATGGTTCTTATGTTCCTAAATATGATTTTGGAGAAATAAACTCTGTTAATGATTTACCTAATATGGATATAGTAGTATTAGGTGTAAAAGAAACAAATAAAAATAAAAAAATACAACACGTAATTTCTGGAATGAGATTTGCTTCTGGTAGTTCAGGAGTTGGAGTTGACCAATTATCAGTTAGAGAACAATATAGTTGGTTAGCTAAAGATATGGAAGACTATAAACCTGTTGATGGAACAGATGAAACACCTGAAGGTCAAACAGAATATTATTCTTGGGGGGTATAAAATATGGCACAACAATCAATAGATTTTAAACAACCTATATATAATTACGCTGTTGGAACTGGAAAAGACTGTAAACTATTTTTAAATATAGTTACAGAAGAAAATGGAGCTAAAAAGTTTTATCAATTACCTTTAACTACTATAGTTAGTTTACAAGTATTTACTTCTAATGAAAAAGAACCTAGATGGGCTTTTGGAAGTGCAGACCCTAGAGGGCTTACTGAAGGTTTTAAATCAATTAGAGGTCATTTGACTAGTGTGGTTTTAAACGAATCTATAGGTGCTAGAATTAGAAGAATGATGAAACATTATAAACCAGTTGATGGTTCTAAATTAAAACTTGATACAAACGGTATTATAGATTTAAAAGAACTTGATTCTTTTCAACACATGGACCAATTACCGCCTTGTGAAATTAAAATGTATTTTACTAACCCTGTAAACAAGAAAGTATTTTCTGTTTCAATATTAGGAGTAAAATTTACATCTAGTGGATATTCAATAGGTGGTTCAGCTACTATGGGAGAACAATTTAGTTTTGAAGCAGTTTCTAGAACAGAAGTTAAAGAAGAAACAGTTTCTAACCAAAGTCAATTAGTTCCTGGACAAGTAATATAGGATTAAGGGTTCTCTTATTGAGAATCCTTTTTAATTTGGAGGTAAAATGGATTTTATTATTACAAAAAATAGTCTTGCAGACTTAAACGTATTTTTCTATAAACCTGGAATGACTAATATACATAGACCTATGATTTCTATGTTAAAAATAGATAGCTCAAAACAAGTAGAACCCTTTTTTCATATAGGTTTTAAACAAAATATGGGTTACAGTTCAAGTAATCAAATCACTTCAGGAGTAATGGTATTTGAAGTATTAGAAGGATATCCTTTACAAAGTTTATTATTTACTAATAACGACATTAAAAATAAACCTTATATACAAAGTGTAGAAGAGCTTGAAGCTATGGATTTATATGTAATACAAAAAGAAAACAAAGACCCTTATGGTGATTTTATACTAAGAAATGTAAAATTTGTTAATACACAGTATAATCAAAGTGTTAATGAATTTGCTAGAAGAATAATTGCTACTTTTATTTGTGAAGGCAAAGTATCATTTAGAATTCCATTCTTTTTTAATCATTTTAAAAGTGATATATATTCTTCTCATATAATAAGAAGCAAAGAAGAAATAGATAATATAAAAAAAGATGTTTCTAATACTTGGGATAAATTACCAGAAGAAAGAAAAGATGAATGTATAGAGGCTCTTGGCTTACCTGTTATAGATAAAAAAGATATGTTTGAAATACTTAGAGTAATAGATGATTGTTGGAAAGAAATTTACTTAGATAAAATAACAGGAGTAAAACTTCAAAAACAAAGTGCTCTTTATAGAATGAGAGAATTTATTAGAGTTTATTATGTTTATGCTAATCAATTAAATTATCATATAGCAAAAGCTAGAGGAGATTTAGAATTTTTAAAATTCATTGATTTAGAAAAGCATAGTGATTTAATAGAAAATGGTATTAAAGAAGAATTATTAAACAGAGGTGTTAATATTGGAAAACAAAAATAACTGGAGCTTTAGTCAATTAAGCTTAAAAAGATTAGAAAACGTACATCCTAATTTAGTTAATTTCATAAGAGAATTATTAGCTATAAGTCCTTATGATATTTCTATAGTAGAAGGAGTTAGAAGTTTAGAAACTCAACAAATGTATTTTTCATATGGTAGAACAAGATTTACAGATAGATGGGGTAGAAAAGTTGGAGTAGTAACAAAGTGTGATGGTTTAATAAATAAATCACAACATCAAATACATGAAGATGGATATTCTCATGCTATAGATTTTGCATTTACTGGTAAACAAAAAGGTACTCTTGATTGGGATGCTAATAAATATCTTGAAATAAGAAAAATAGCTGAACCATTAATGAAAAAGTATAATATTGAATGGGGCGGAGATTGGGTAAGATTCAAAGATATGCCTCACTGGCAATTAAAACATTAATTCTGGAGGTGAATTATGGAAATAGATAAACAATTCACCGATGAGTTTATTCAAGCATTTACTGAAAATGGTTTCTATGCGGCTCCAAATAGAACAAAAATACACGTAAAACTAGATGGTAAAGATAGTTTAATAGGTAATGCTGTAGTAGCTAGTTTAGAACAAACTAATGAAAAAATTCCTATTTATAGTTATAATAGTCCAACATATAGTAAATATCTTAATGGACGTCAAATAGTTACTGGCAAAATAGGACTAAGAAAAATAACTGTAGCTCAGTTTATTAGAATGTTAATTAAAGATAAAAACGTTCAATCTAGTACTACAAAAATAATAGAATTACAAGAAGAAATAAAAAAATTAGAAAAATTAATTCTTGACCATACTAAAAAATATCCTGATTCTAAATATAAAAAACCAGATGGTTTATATGCTATTATGGAAGCTAAGAAAACAGAAATAAAAATGTTAAACAATCTAATAAAAAATAACAACAAAGCTAGTAATCTATTATATGAAATGGAAGGATTGAAAGATGGTAAAACAGATGCTCTTTTTAAAAATGATGATTTGTTATATTATCTAGATAAAACATCTGGAGATAATAGGCTTAAAATAGTTATTAATTTTGAAAATGGTACTGGAAATACAGCTTGTCCTTATATAGCATTAAAAGATGTTTTGTTTATTAGAAAACAAACTGAAATAAATGTTGGACGTGGAGATATAATAGAGTTCTATGATTTTATAGGAAACCCTAGTTTTGAAAGGAGTTAATATGGAAAAGAAAATAATTGATAAAGAAACACAAAAAAAAATAGAAGATAAACTAAGTTCTTCTAATGTAAAAATAGTAGATAATAAAATTAAACTTACTGACTAATATGGAGGTACTAAGATATGTTAAACAATGAAGATAAAAACAAAATTTTTAATGACCTAAAAAAGGAATTGTCTGAAACTACTGTTCAAGAATCTAACACAAATGCGCCGGCGGAGAAAATTGATTCTGAACAAAAACCAAGTTTCAAAAAAAAGAAGAAAAAAAATAAAAACAAATTTAACAAACAACAAGTTCCTGATTTTAGAAACGAAGAAGAAAAAATTCAAGAAGAAGTTGTAGAAAAACTTTATAATTCTACTGAATTTTTAGATTTTAAAGAATCTATTTTAAACGACCCTAACAAAAGAAAGTTTTTAATAGAACAACTTCCATCTCTTAGAAGTGGCGGTTACACTCAATTAACTAATGATGAATTTTTAGAATTAAAAATGAATCATCCGCAATTAAAAGCTTTTGTTGTAGACCCTAGTTATGATGAACTTAGTTTAGGTAAATCTGGAATGTGTTATTTTATTAGACCGTTATATAAAGAAGAGTATCAAGAATTTTTAACTACTGTTGGAGATTATTCTTCTAATGTAAAAGAATTTCAAGTTTTTTGTTTAGTTACTTGTGTAATGCACCCAAAACTTGAACCAGATGAAATAGTAAAAATGCCAGCTGGTAGAAGTTTAAGTATGTATCATATTATAAAAGAAATGAGCGACTTAAATAAAAAATTCCAAATAATAGAGGTTTAATATGAAGATTACAATACCAGATAGTTATATAAAAAGAGAATTCGAAATAAAAGAATTAAAAGCATTAGATAAAATAAACGATGTTGACTTTTATTTAGAAAATAGAAAAGTCTTTTTAGAAAAGTACACAGACTTAGATGCTTATGAAATAGAATTAATAATAAATGATAAAGACTATGTTGAACAAATAATTCTTTATTTTATCAAATGTAATGATATAGATAAGCCAGGATTGTTTGTAAAAACAATAAATGAATTTTACAATTCTTTAAATAGTTTTATTGGATTAATCTTATTTGAACTTTTAAAAAGAGATTATAGTTTAGAAAACTTATTAAATAAAACAAAAAAAGAATTGTTTATGTTATATTTATTTGAATCAAAAATCAAAAGATTAGAATTCAATAAAGAGAATTTTGAAAATTATAAAAGCTTTTTAATAGAAAACTATGGCGAAGAAAACGTTCAAGGTTTTTTAAATCTAATTAATCCTTCTGTAGACGAAAAAGATTGGAACTTTAACGAAGAAGAATTTTTTGAAAAGGAAATAGAATCGCTTAAAAACCTATGAAATTAACAGAATTAAAATACGAAAAGTTGTTTAATAACAGCTATATTCTACTAGAAGACTTTGAATATCAAGTAGGTAAAATGCTCATAAGAGTTCCTAAAGGTTTTGTTACAGATTTTGCTAGTATACCTTTTTTCTTATGGGCTATTTTACCTCCAAGAGGAAAATATGATGAAGCTGCTGTTGTACATGATTTCTTATATAGTTCTAAAAACTGTACTGGAATAAATAGAAAATTAGCAGATAAAATATTTAAACATATAATGAAAGAATGCGGAGTTAATGCTTTCTATAGAAACACTCTTTATATAGGAGTTAGAAAATTTGGCTCTGTATTTTTTATAAAAGAAAAAGATAATGGTTTAGTTTCTTTCGAAGATGAAGTATGTATTAATCATACAGAAGAAGCTAAAAAATATTATAGTTTTTATAAAGAATTATTAGGAATATAAAAAGGACGGAATAAATGGCAAGAGATGAAAATACTAATGAGTATAATGCAATACCTATAAAAAGCGAAAGTTTATTGTGGAAAACAGCTAAACTTGGCGCTTTTTTTGGATTGACTGGTATGGCACTAAAGAAGACTAAAATAAATAAAGATTATTCAGATATGATAAGTTTTGGATTAGTTGCCGCTGGAACTCTATTGAATACAGACGATAATGAAAGTTATTCAGAAGATTTTACAGCATTAGGTTCTTTACTTGCTGTTTATTCTGGACATAAAGCATTTAAACAATCATTAGAAGACCCTGAATTTTTTAAAAAAGCATATAAATATGCAGATAAAGCTGATAATTTTACAAAAGATTTTAATATTTTTACAAGCGAAGTTTATAGAAGAACTACTGATAATATAACTGGAGGAATAGCAAACGCTTTTAGTAAAAACTTTGCTCCTGATAATGAAGATGCTTTGGTTTCAAAAGTATTTGGAATGGCTAAGGATACAGCTTCTGTTATTTTCGGAACATTTAGTAGCGGTGTTAAAAAATTATTTGAACAAAAAACTAATATTGTAAGAAATATAGTTGATGATTCAGAATATAAAAAAATAACAGATTATAACAAAGATAACCCAGAATACCTAGAAGTAGTTAAACATTTATTTACAAATGGAGCTGAAGATTCATTAGGTGTAGAAATAGAAGATAAAAGTAATTTTACTAAAGCTGCTTTCAAGAAACTAATGGAAGTTCCTTTCTTCTCTTCGTTAAAACCTTTTTTTGAAGGTAGTGAAACATTAACTGAAGTCGAAGAAGAAAAGGCAGTAAAAGAAATACAAAAATATTATAAAAGAAGTTTGCGTTATAAAAAGATAAGCGACCAAAGTTTTTTCAAAGATATACTTGGAGAATTTACAGATTTTGATGGTGAAGAAAAAACAGCTAACTTAGGTAAAATAATTAAAGATGGTTTTAACTATGCCAACTCATTAAATATACAAGTAAAAGATTATTTAGAAGAAAACAAAGGTAGAAACAGAGATGAATTAACATCACAAGATTTTGTTAACTGGTTAGAAAATAAATATCAATCTTTAGATTCTTCTGATTCTAAAGAACAAATAAGTAAAATGATTAAAAGTTTTTATAATCAAGATAACAAAATTAAATTTAGTGATTTAGAAAAATATGTAGGAAAACAAATTAGTTTATCTGGTGGTTCTGAATTACCAGAAGATAGAAGGCTAATGGATGAAAATATTATAAGTTATATACTTCATAGTAACCAAGGAACAAGTACTATTTTTAATACAAGTATTTCTAAATTTACTTCTAAAGATGGAACAGCAAAACAATTTATAGAAATAACTGGTATTAACAATTATAATTTATTAAAAGATTTTACTTTTACAGATGTTGTTGAGTATGGAGAAAATAAAGAATTAGTTGATAAAACTATGGGTAGTGGTACTTTATTTATGCATAGAACTATGAGTATAATAGAAAACTCTATTAATGCTTTTTATCACAATGGTTTAATAAGTAAATCTCCTACTATTCAAAGATGGAATCCTACTTCTTTATTAGATAGTGCTGCTAGAAGAAAAGAATATATAGCTAATGAAATAAATAGAATGAGCGCTGCTAAACAAGAAGGTAATAAACATGCTGATATAATAATAGATGGTATTCATTTTACAACAGTAAAAACAGAATCTAATAAATCAATACATGAAATGCCAGAAGAAGTAGTTAAACTTGCTGGTAAAGAAGTAAGAAGAAGATTTAAAAATATATATGGTGATGAGAAATTTTTTAATGATTCTAAATTAACTTTTGCAACTTTTGAAGCTGACATAGAAGATGTAACAGATGCTAATAAAAAAAGAAAATTATTAGAACAAAAGGAAGAAATTCTTACTTATGCTTCTTGGGCTTACGCTAAGCAAAAAGGTAATAAATATGGTAAATTTACAGAAGAAGAATGGAATTTCATAGATAAAGATAGAACAATCAATGAATGGTTTGATTTAATTGGAGATAAAGATAATGAAGATTTATTACATAAAGTAAAAAGTGTTTTCAAGAAAAATAACGAAACTAGATATATAACTCAAAGTACAAAACAAAATGATTATAAACAAATATTTAAAAAGAAAATAGTTGAAGCTGCTACAGAAGAAATAAGTTATGCAAATAGAAATGCTAGAACTGTATTAGAAGATGGTGAAATAAAAAATACAAAAGGTATTTGGAATAAAGTTAAAAAGTTATCTAATACAGAATATAACGTTACTCCTTTTAGATTCCAAAATGGTGAATGGGTAGCTAATGACCCTAAAGATGATTTCTTTATGGAAAATAATACTATAATTCATAGTGCTATCGGGAAAACACCTTTTTTAAAAAGAAAATATAAAAATATTTTAGATAGAGATGTTGACCCTAATTTAATAGGTAAAGCAAATGCTGAAATATATAATAAAACAAGAGAGTTTTTACAACAAGCTATAAATTTGATGCACGAAGATGGAAATTATTCTCCTGAATTATTAAAACCGTTAAAAGATTATGTTAATTCTTTTGACCCTCGTGAATATTATATTATGAATACAGTTGCCAATGCAAAACAATTCATGGATACATATAAAAAAGGTAAAAGCTTTGACAAAGCAGAATTAGATTCTTTTGATAATATAATTAGAAATATAAGTCAACAATTAGGTTTACTTAGTAGCGAAGATGGACTTGATGAAGTAAGCAAACAAGCCAGAAATGACTATGGGGTAAAAATGGTCAGAGATTACTTTAAAAATGCAATAGTTGACTTTGCAAAAGGTAATGATAAGGAAGGAATCACTCCTAACCAATTAATGTCTGGATTCTTTAAAAAAGAACTAGAACAATTTTTAGCATTTCAAGGAGCTAAAGAAATAATTAATAAAGCTCCAGAAGGAAAAGATATAAACCTAACTGTTGAAAACATAAATAAAGTATTAAGAGAAAAAGATTTTCTTTTGAAAAAAATCGACGGTTCTTATTCTGAAATTAAAAACGGGGTAAAAGAATTTTATGGAAACTTTAAAAATACTTCAATACAAGCATTAGAAAATAAATTATATACAGACCAAGGTATGTCATTAATGGAAGGAATTGTTAAAAACGTATCATCTATGGCTTCAAAAGGAGCTAAAACTCAAGAAGAGGCTGATGCTATTATTAACGAAGTAAATAAATTTAAACCATTATTCTATGATATATTAGGAGCAGTTAATGCTGCTAAGGAAGATACTTTCAGCCAAGGTTCTGGTAATGATTTAAAAGGTTTTATTAGAAACGAAGTTTTAAAAATGAAAGGTATTGGAGATGGTAACGATAGAGTTATTAACATAAATGAAGATAGTTTTAAAATAAACTTAGGTAATAGACTTTATAATGTTTTACAAAAAAGTAATAACAAAGAAATATTATTTGATGGAAATCCAGAAGCTCAAAAAAGAGTTGAAGATGCTTATCAAATATATGAAGATTTAAGTCAATTAATGAATAAAAACTTCGACTCTAGAAGTAAATATGTTAAAAATATTAATAAAAGAATAAATGCTATAGAAGGAACTAGAACAGATAAAGTTAGTACTTTTAATGATTTATCTTTTGAAGATAAAATGAATATGTTTAAAAGTACTTATTATAAAACAAATGAAAATCAATCAACATCTGTAATACTAAGAACTGGATTAGATTACGATATAAGTTTAAAAAATATTCTTACTAAGCTAAGAGAATTTTTCTTTGAAACTTCTAAAAACGTAGAAGAAAGAAAAAAAAATTTTGAAAAAAAGATAATAAAACATATAAGTAAACAAACAGATGTTCCTATTAAAAAAGTAACTACAAGTTTTGGTTCTTATCATAAAGGAGATAATATTTTTAACTCAAGAGTTAAAGGTTGGGTATCTGCCGCAGAAACTGCTTTTGAACAACTTGGTATTCCTAGATTAAGTAATATAGGTAGAAATGTTACTTGGAATGAACGTTGGAAAGATTTTATGTTAAAACGTGTAGGAGTAATAAGCGGAATTGCTTTAGGAGTAATGGCTGTAGATTCATTTAGTGATGCATTAATTCCTGACCAAATACCAATTATTGGTAATGGTATTTCTGGAGCATTAGCTTGGGGAGCTGCAACAACAAGAGTTGGTGCTCAATATGTTATGAACTATACTGGTGTTACTAGTATATTTAGAGGATTAGATAATGCTACAAATGGATTATTATCTGGTTTACCTTTTATGGATACAATGGGAATGGATGCTGGAGAACTTTATGGCATTCACTTTAAAGGTAAAGCAGTAAGAGTTAATAAAAACAGATTTTGGCATACAGCTGGTAGACAGTCTATACAAGGTGAAGAGTTTGACCAATATAGACCAAGTGCGCTTTATACTTTTATGAATAAAACAACTGGAGTAAGAAGCATGTCAGATGGATACATTGGTAAATGGCAAAAATTCTTTAGAAAAGATTTCTTACCTACAAAATATCCTTGGTACATAATGGACCCATATAGAGAAGAAAGAATTGCTTATAAAAAGTATGGTGCTGTTTATCCAATGACAGAACAATTATTTAAAGATATACCTGTAGTTGGAGATTTCATGTCTGCAACAATAGGACAAATAATTAAACCAACTCAACTTATTGGAAAAGAACGTTGGTTAGAAAATGGAAAAATAAAAAATCCAGATTGGAAACCAGGTTCTGATGTACCTAAATATATTGAATATAAACAACCTGGAATAATAGGAAGTTTATTTAGTGGTTTTGAAGATGTTAAAACATTAGCTGGTTTACAAGGATACGCTATAACAAAAGGTACTGAATTTTTATTTGGTAAAAGTAATCCTTATGAAAGAGATATAACTCTTGCTAGTTTAACTGATGATATTAGTTATGCTTCTGAATATAATAAATATAATCTTGGAGGTATATTCAACTTAACAGAACCAATACGTAGACTTGTTGATGACCCTAATAGTTTAAACATGACCGCATATAATCCATTAAGACAAAAATTACCTTATTGGATGCCTGAATATTTCAAGAAAGGTAATAACCCTATAATGAAATATAATATGGGTATGTATATTGGGCCTACTGGTGACTTTAATAAAACAATGAACCATATTAATGGTAATGAAAACCTTAATAGATTTAGAATATTATCTATGATAGCTCCAAAATCTAAAGAATTTGAAGATATGAGAAATAGAGTATTAAATAAAATAGATGATATGTCTATTAAAGAAAAAACTCATTATTATGAATCATTAGGTTATGCTGAACAATATGGTAAAAGAGAATATGCAAATACTAATTCTCGTATTAAAGGCGGAGTAGAGGAAGTTAAAGTAACTATTCAAGAAAAACTTACTCCTTATGAATTTATAGGAACAGATAATAAACGTTATAAATTAGATACCGTTACAAAAGATTTTAATAAACTTAGTTCTAGATACGGTAGAAAAACAGCAACTAGTTTAATGAGTAAATTAGATGATACTTTTAAAGAAGGACAAACTTATGCTTTTAAAATAGCAAACAATGCAACGTTTTCTGCTGGAATAGATGATGAAGGAGATTTCTTAAAAGTAGATAGTGATTTAGTTTCTAAAAAACTTAACTTAGATAAAAGTTCTTATAGAAAACACGTTGGTTTTAATCCTCTTGCTGCTTTAAATAGAAAAATATTTGATGTTGCTCTACCTATGAAATACGAAAAGTATATGGGTAAAAAAACAGTATTTGAAGAATGGTCAAGAGAATCAGTTGAATCTAATTATTTTAGAGATTGGGATAGTCCAATAGATTCATTTATTGCTCCTTATTTTACTTTATCATCTAATAGTTTAATATCAGCTACTGCATTTGGTCGTGATGTAAACGAAGCTTTTGAAGGAAGCTCAAACTCTACTAACTTTTTAGGAGCTGTTGTTAATCTAGGTAAAATTAATTATTTTAAAAATACTATTCTTAGAACAAATACTGTTTCTGGAGACTATAAAGAAGAAACAGAAGTTCATAATAAAATAGAACAATATAAATTATTAGCTGGTAAAAGAAACGTTTATCAATTAACTGGTAAAGAATATTTTTCTCAAGTTAAAAATATGGTTAACGAACAAGATAGTAAAATGTTAATGGATTTAATTAATGTTTCTAATGAAAGTGAAAGAGAAAAGATTTTGGCATCTGGTAATGATAGAATGAAAAGTGTTTTAAAAATGATTTGGAATAGACACCAAAAGTTAGTTAATGGAAATATAAAATATGAAAACTGGAGAATAGCTCCTCCAAAACAAGTTTCTACTTTTGGAATAGAATATAATTCAAATCAGGAATATATGAAAAATAGAATAAAACAAAACTTAGGATACAGTTTTAGTAAGTTAGATTCAAAAAGACAAGGTATTTATAACTCATATGTACAAGATGAAGATTATGATTATATAAAAAGAAAAATGATGGAAGAGTATGGAACTATGCCTCAAGTAGCTAGTACTATTTATTCTTCAGGAGAAATGTTTATAAATAACAATTTTTAAAAAGAGGTGAATAATAATTATGGCTTATAATGAAAGTCAATTAAAAAATAATTTTAAAGGTACTTTAGCTACTAACATTACAAGCGGAAATATTTCTTCATTTACAGTAATGTCAGAAGACCAAATAAATATTGTTAATATACCTTTTTTTGATTTACACGGTATAGAAGCTGTAAGCAACCAAGGTAAAAAATTAAAAGAACTTAATTCTGATTTAGAAAAATTGAAAGCAGGAAGTCAAAAATATAACGAACTTCAATATGCAATAAATAGTTTTAAAAAAAGTGGGAGATTACCTGAAAAAATTGAAAGAACTAACCCTGGATATGCTATTTATTCGCTATATAATTTAGTTAATAGTTTTAATGGTTCAAACTATGCTAAAACAAGAACAATATCCGTTGATGATGGAGAGTTTAAAGAATTTGCACAAGATAATTCTGAAAAAGCTATAACAAATTGGCGTCTTAGAATGGGTAGTATTTCTAAAAGTCTTTTTGAAACAGATTCTATAGGTAGTTATGCAAGAGCTACTGGCGCTACAAACGTTAAAGAATTTAATAGAAATTATGGAATAGCTATAATTACAGACGAAGGTAATATTAAAGACGGAGCATATATTTATGGAGAACGTTATAAAGCTCTTCTTAAAGATGATAAAGTTTTCAAAGAAAATGAAACTAAATATTTTAATTTAATAAACTCAAAAGAAAAACTTACAGAAGAACAATTAAAAGAAAAAAGAGAGCTTGAAAAATATTTTAATAAACAAAAAAAGAATCTCGGACAATCTAAGACGTTTGCTTTCCTATACAAAGAAGATGGAACTTTTAGTGTAAACGAAGCTAAAGTAAATTACACTTTAAAAGTTGCTGAAAATGGAAAACAATTTGCTCCTGATTATCAAGTATATGAAATTAGTCCAATGGGTAATACTTCTATTAGTATGATAACTGATACACCTATTCTTCCTGGATATACAGCTATTGATGATTTTTCTACAGGACTTTCAAGAACACCAAACAGTAGTCCTTCAACTACTATTATGCAACAACTAATAAGAGAAGTTGCTTTAAATAAAACAATGAATTTAGCTGCTGATGAAGAAGGATTGGTTGCTAAAAGCGCATATTTAGCAGAAAGAGAAAAGTATAGGTCTGTAATTAGAATATTTGAAGATTCTCATACTTTTAATTTAGGCGAAAGTGCTGATGCTAACTGGACTAATATTTTTCAATTAAAGTTACCTAAGTATGATGCCACTCAAAGCGGTCCTAAGAACGAAGTAAATCAATATTTATTAACACCAAAACAATTTAAAAACCTTTTTCTTCCAGATGATGGTGGAAAAGAAATTGAATTTTTTATGAGAAATAAAATTTCTCCAAAAATAAAAAATGTATCTATGATTAATGATTATGAAAAATCTTTTTATAATAGTATGTTCTCTGTATCTATTGATAGTAAAGACCAAATAACTGGTCTTACTATTTTAAATAAAGGTTTCGGAGACGTTAGTTCTTCTACTAGAGGTGTTGTTCATCTTGATTTAAAAAAAGATAGTTTAATAGATAGTATGAATAGTTTAAATACAAAAGCAATGACTATTAAATTAAAATCAAGAGAAGAATTAATTAAAAGATTTGCTTACGCTGAATTACAAGGAGAATACAGTAAAAAGAAATTCAATCCAAACAAAGGTATTATAAATAATAGTATTGATTATTATAACTCTAAATTAGCAGAAGTTGGAAACATAGGTGCTACTCCATTTGCTGATTATCAACAATTTAATTTATTTCAATTATTCTATGCTAATGATATAGAAGATGTTGATAAATTTCATAACGAAAGAGCATACAATTTTTTAGAGAAAAAATTAAAAAATGAAAAAAAGAAGCTAGAAGCTTTTGATGATTTAGTTCAAATAACAGAAAAAGATTTAAACTATGGTTTTATTAAAAGAGAAGAGATAGAATTATATACTGGAGTTAAATTTAATCCTAATAACGAAAGTCAAGACCCTACTAGTTATTTAAGAATGGTATTAGATGGTGAATTTAATTTAGACCCTAGACTTAGAAAAAGAATAGAAAGTCAATTAGAATATGTTAATGAAAACTCAATAAGAGCTTTTTATGCAACTGGAGAAAACGTTTATCTTGCTGGTAACGTAGGTAAACAAGGAGCAAATGCTGCTGGTAAATTAAATTTCTTAGAAACATTTAATCATCCTTTAGCTTTTATAGATACTAACTCTCAAAGAAAATCTCAAGGAGTAGATGACTTTGGAGCATTAAGTATAGGTGGAATAAATGTAAATAGAATTACAGGTAATGCATTTTCTGAAATGAGTGGGGCTACTTATCATGATACATATATAGTAAATAGAACAAAAATAGGAATAAGAGAAAGCTTAGAAAAATTATATGTAAACAACTATTTAACAAAAAGTATGCCTCAAAAAGAATATCAAGAATATTTAGCTAATCCTAAAAGTGATAAGTTTTCTTCTTTAAACGAAGCACTTAAGTTTCAAATAAATGGATTAAGAGCTAATGACCAATATTCTTCTCCTATTAAATTACTTCATGCTAATACAGAAGGTTCTTGGCAAGATTCTAACTTCTTAGCAGATACAGCTAAAATGAAAACAGTAAACTCTCCAGATATGTCTAAAAACATAAAAATAGATATTAATAATATTAACTACAATAGAATACAAAAATTAGATGGTACTTATTATTCAAATAAAATAGAATTTTTAGATGATTGGAAATACAGCAGTTTGTCTAATGGACAAAAAAATTTAGAAGATGTAATCTTCGATGACCAAACAAAATTTGGTAATATAATGAAACAAATACTTGGTGATGATTACGATAAAGTAAAATTACACAGAACAAATGCTACTAGCATAACTGATAACTTACAAATAGCTGCTGATGATTTTAAATTAGATGTTATGACTGGCGCTGGAAGTTTAGAAGCTGAAGCTGAAGCTATTAATAAATATAAAAAAATACATAGACAAATACTTGAAGATAATTTAATTACATTTAGACACGGTAAAGGAAGTATAGGAAATAAAGAAATAATAGGAAATTCTGGAATGGTTAATAAAGCTAACATGGCTTATGTTAGCGGTATAGATGTTGTTGATAACATTATAAATTTACAAGTTCAAAAAGTAGTACTTGGTGGTTCTGGAGGAAAAGCTATGATAGATAGTGTAAAACTTACAGAAAACGGTATGAATACAAGTATGATGCTTTTTGAATTAGATGGTAAAGATATTAGAATAGACGGATTAACAAACCCTAAAGCTGGAAAATTAAAAAGAGGATTTAATGGATTTTCTCTTAATGCTATTATGAATACAATGGCTATTAATGCCGCAACTACTCCTTTATATGGAGAAGAAAGAAATAATACTCCTGAAATATTATCAAAAAGACTTAGTTCATTACAAAAAAATATTTTTGATGCACCAATTATAGAAATGGCTCAAACTGATACTAAAGATTTAAAGCAAGTTACTCTTAGTGAATTATTTGGTTTAGAATATTCTGTAGATAAGTCTACTGGTATGATAGATGTTAGAAGTAAATATTATGATGAAGCATATGAAGAATTTGAGAAGCAATTAAGAAGAAGTGGTGGAGCATTCCTTAGTATCAGCTTAGAAAATATAGTTGCTCAAAAGTTTTATAACAGAGCTAAAGAACTTGGATTAGATATGTCTGGAATGCAAATGGAAGCATTCTCACCTTATTTATTAGAAAGACTTGAACAAGTATATGAAGGTTATGTAGATAACTATATGGATAAAGAATTTTCTTATAATGCTAGAATATTCTTAAGAGGTTCTGGAGCAATTAAAACTTCTGTAATTGATGGAACTGGTAAAGCAGAATTTAGAGTTGCTGAACGTACACAAAAAGGATTAAGTTTATTATTATATCATCATTTTAATGGTATGGACGATAGCATTGCTCAAAAAGATTCTAGTGCTTTATTAAGTAGTACATCTTTCTTAAATATAGTTAGACAACAACGTATGAATGAATTAGAAAGTGTTCTAATGGAAAAATCAACTTTAGTAACAGATGTTGAAGAATATTGGAATGTTAAAGAAAGATTTACTGGTAAACAAAAAGGTTTAGGCCTTCATAATTTAATAGATTATAGAGCTTATACTATTGATGGTATAGAAATAAATAAATATCAAAAATATGCAGATTCTAAAATATTAAAAGAAGACTTTGTTACTGGAGAATATTTTTTAAGCGATATTCTTGATTTTGATGAAAGAGGAACAAAACATCCTATTAGAATTTTTGGAACTTTAAGTGAAGCTGATTCATTAGGTAAAGCAATCAATATGGGTTCTTCAGTAAGTGAAGAAAACAGAAGAATGAATGCTGAATTAATGAATATAATCAAGAAAAAATTTTTTACTGCTAAAAATGATAAGTTTAATGTATTAACAGAAAGTGATTTTACAGATGAACAATTAATAGCTTTAAATAGTCATATAAAGACATTTCTTAAAAATGGTAACAAAAAAGAATTTTTAAAAAATTATACTAGTGACTTAGTAAAGTTTCATGGAATTAACGTAAAAGAAGACCTTTGGTTAAAAAGAGATTATGAAGCAAAAGATGATTATGTTCTTAATGCTTTAAATTCAAGAAAAGCGATAGAAGGGCATTTAAATGATTTAGAGCAATATGATTTTAAAGCTTTAAACTTAAGTAAAGAAGAAGAAAAAGAGTTTTATAATTTATTAGGAACAAGAGTTAATTTTTTAGCTAAACTTTCTGGTTCTGAAAAAAAATTCGCCGGCGCATCGAAAAAAGGAAGTGACTTAACTAGAGACGTCTATGGTAAAAACTATAACTTTATAAGAAATATTATTGATAATGGTTTTACTCAAAAAGTAATAGATGCTCACGACGAAACATTTTTCTTTGACTTAAATAGAGTTACTGTTGGAGATGACGGAAGATTTGTTTTTAACTCTAATTTTGAAGCATTAAATAAATTTGCTAAAACAGTTAAAGAATATAAAAGCATGCTTCATGCTTCTGAATTATTAAACAACGAACAATTTGTTAGTATGATTAAAGGAAGAAAGCTAGATGATGTTGGCGGAGTTAAAATTTATTCTGAAATTTTTAACGGCGGAAAAGCTAGTGATGATATAGGAAGTGCTTTTATTCAATTAAACAAAAATAATTTATTGCATTATAAAACAAAAGATTTAAGATTCCATGAATTTATGGGTGAACGTTTTTCGTATATAAACGAAGGTTATACTAATGCACAAACAATTAAAACAAGAGATGTAGATGGTAAATTATTAATAACAGATTCTATAAATAAAATACTAAGTAATAGTTTAGATGAATATACTGAAAATGGCAAAAAAATAAAAGCTTATACTAATCCATTTAAATTATTAAAAGATATAGAAACAGAACTAGAAGGCTATGATGTTTTTAGAAAAACAAATAAAGATTATAACGATAAATATGAAATATTGAGTCAAATAAAAAAAGAAATTCAAACAGAATATTTAGATAAAATTTTAAAAAATAGAATATCAATGTCTATAGCTACAGGAACCGCTACTGATGATTTTATAGATGAAATGTTTAATATGTTTTCATCAAATGATTTTGTTTCTGAAAAAAATAAAATAAATGCTAAAGTAAGTTATTATGAAAAAGAATTAGCTAGTTTTGCTAATAGTAGTGAAATAAATATATTAAAAGCTTTTGAAACATTTGGAAAAGAAGATGACACTAAATATATTAACTCATTAAATGTTACTCCTTCTGAAGGTACAATGTTAAATAAAATGTTTACTAACTGGATAAATGGTAGTAACTCTTCTACTACTGGTCAAACAAAAGGAGCTGCTAGTTTATTTTTTAAAGCTGATGGTGCATTTAGAGAAAGTGATGATTTTGAAAAAGAATATAAAAACTTCTCTAAATTAGGTAAAAGAATATATGGAGACCACATTAACTTTGAAAATGTTAAAAAATCAATAGAAGAAGCTCGTGAAATGATTGCTAATGGAGCTACACCAGAAGAAGTAAAAAGACATTTATCTAAGTTTACAGAAACATTAACTCCTGAACTAGATAGTATAGTAGGACTTACTTTAATAAGTAGTGATAATTTTAAAAAAATAACAAGAGATATGCCAACAAATGATATATTTGAAAGAGGAACTGCTTATATTCAATTAGTTAGAAACCCTACTATTTATCATACATCTATATTGCCAACTAAGCTAGTAAGTATTTCTCCAAAAGATATTGAACTTAATACATTTTTAAGCGGAATGCTTGGTAATGGAAGTTTTGACGATGTTGATAGAATTACTACATTCAATATAGGTAAATTAACTCAACTTGTTATGAATGGAGACTATGACGGAGATAAAATTTATGCAGCTTTAGTAGGAGCTAGAGATAGTGCTGATAGAAGTAAATTATTAAAAGTATATTCTGAAACTTTAGTTCAAAATGCTATTATGAATGAAATTACTAGAAATAGAAATCCATTTGATGCTTTTGACGGATATGTTTACAACAGTAAAAGTAATAACCTTAAAGAAAACCAACTTTGGTATGCTTTCGATAAGTTATTGGGAAACAATGAAGATTATTATTATTTAAGACAAATGGGCGACAATGAAAGAGTTGAAGAACTTAAAAAGTCATTTTCATTTAAAGTTTATGGATTTAGAAATGGTTTAAATCTAATGATGACTAAATATCAAGATGAATTAGATGATGCTTCTAAAACTTTACATATACCTGAATTTAAAGTAGAAACAGATTCTGGAATTAAACTTGCAAGTAATAGTTTAATGTTTAAATTATTTAACTTAATACAAGGTAATGAAAGAGGAGCTATATTAGAATTAGATAGTGATAGATTAAAACAACGTTTTGAAGAAGCTAAAGGATATTCATCATTTTATAATATGTTAAATGAAGATGATAAAAAAACTTTAGATGCTTTTATAGATGACCCTGAAAAAGCAAAAGATATATATAAAACAATATTTGAAGATAAAAATAAAAATAAAACTCTTAGATTAATGCTTTCTCAATTCGGAGAACTTACAAACTTTAGAAGTTATGCGGATAATGCTAAAACAGGAACTGCATCTTTTGAATTAGCAACAGTAGGTAGATTAGCTAGATATTTATCTGATGAAAAAGGTTATCAAGATTTCAAAAGACAAATGAATGGTGTTACTGATGATGCTTATAATTTCTCAATTTCTCAAGAAGATTTCTTAGAATCAATTAAAAGACTTAGCTTTGCAGATTTATTTGCTGTATTACCAGAAAAAGCTATTTCTTCTAAACACGATACAGATACTGCTGAAGCTTTAATTACATCACACAAAATAATTAAAAATACTTTATCTGAAATGTTAGAAATTGGAAACGATACAAAAATATTTAAAGATGCGTCTGATTATTATACAAAAATCGTAGAAGCTAACACAATAGAAGATTTAAAGAAATTAAATTTTATTAATTATTTAAAAACATTTGGTGTTTTAGGTTTTACAGAAAACACAATGGAAAATAAAAGATTAATACTTAAACATTTGTTAAACTTAGGTGGGCTTTATGATGGAGAAGAAACACAAAAAGTTTTAGAATTATTTTCTCATGATAATGATTTAACTATGGACCAAATAGTTGCTTTATTCTCTAAAGACAGAGAAGCATTTTTAAATACAACTGGAAATATAGATATGATTGTTAAAGATAATGCATTAATGCATTTTGGACACTTAAATGAAATAATATTGGAAAACTTTAATAGTAGATATCTTAATGCTATAGATGCTTTAGTTGAAGAAGATGGAATAAAAGCATATACAGTTAAAAGTTTATTTAGAAATCTTGAAGAAGATGTTCATAAAAAATTCTTAGCCGTTACTGGTCAAGAAGGAATAGTTAAATTCCACGGAGTAATAAACGGTTGGACAGAATGGCTTAAGAGAATAAAAACAATTAAAGAACAAAAAGAAAGTGGAGAATACCAAAATAAAAAAGAAGCTGAAAAAGCAAAGAAAGAAGAAGAAATTAAAGATTTTGAAAAGAAAGTTCAAGAAAATAAAACTAATAAATTAAATAAAGCAACGATTGATGAAATAGAAAACTCTAAATTTGCTGATGATAAAACTCAAGATATAAAGGCGAATACTGTTAATGAAACAGAACCAGAAAAAAAACCTTTCGAATCTAAAAATTTTTCAGAAGGTCAACAAAAATATGAGCAACAAAAAATTCCTGGAACAGAAGAAGAAAAAACTAAAACAGACAATAAAACTGAAGCAGAAGTACAAAAGAACACTACAACAGGTAAAGGTAAAAGCGATACTTCTGGTAATGTAACAAAAGATGAAAAACATTTAACTGAAAACGTTAGTGAAGTTACTAAAAATATAGATGCAAAAACAGAAGATGAACTAGGAGAAGAAATAATAATTAGAGGTTCTTCTGTTTATAAAAAATATGAAACATCATATGAAACAGATTCATTTATTTATAAAAGAGATTTAGATTTAGAACTTAAAAAAAGGTCTAAAGAAATAAAAGATTCTTATAAAAAAAAGATAAGCGAAACTAAAGACAAAACTGAAAAAGAAAAGTTCAGAGCTTCAGAAAAAAAAGAATTAGAAGAATTAGAAAAACAATATGAAGAAGACCTTAAAAAAGGTAGAAGTGTTATCTTAGGAAGATATAGAGATGAAGTAAACGAAGATTATCAAAAGAAATTAGATGAAGATAAAGCTAAAATAGCTAAATGGAGAGATAAAGGTAAAGAACCTATTGAAAAATTTCAAGAAGAAATACATGAAGAAAAATTAGAAAAGAAAAGAGAATCTATAAAAAATAGAAATGATTTCAGTGATAAACAACGTCATGCTTATATGATTCAATATGGAAAAGATATAAAAGAATCTGATAAAATAGAAGCTGAAACAAGAGTATATAATGCCGACCATGATATTATTCAAAAAAGTTATATAGATATGTCTGAAGAAGATTATAATGCAAATATAATAGAAAGAAATAATAAAATATTAAGTAAAAACGCTGAAGGTATAGCAGAAACTGTAGTTGAAGGTGAAAATACAGCTAAAAAAGTTGTTAAACAAGAAATGACTATCTTGGATATGTTAGTACAATACGAAACTACTACTGGTAAAGAAAAAAGTAAAATTGGTCATAAAATAGTTACTATTTTTGGTGATGAAGCTAAAAACATTAAACAAACATTGAATGAAAAAGATATTACAATAGATGATTTAACAAAAGAAAATTTAGATTTAAAAAAACAAATAGACGATTTAAAAGAAGCTGCTTCTAAAGCTACAAACACAGTAAAAGAAACTGTAGAAAATACTACAGAAACAGTAAGTGAAACAGTAAATAATAAGACAACAGAAAATGTTGCTGAAGCAACTCAAGAAGCTGTTCAAAAAGGTAAAACTGCAGTAGATGATACTATGAAGTCTGCCGCTAAAGCCGCAACAGAAGCTGGAGAAACTATTAAAGAAGCCTTTAAAGGTAAAAAAGCTAAAACAGGTTTAGCTGTTGGAATTGGAGCAGCTCTTATTGGAGGATTTGTAAGTTTATTAAATAGAAACAGAACAGTAGTTCACTTAGAAATGAATGAACAAATGAATCAACAACCACAACAAGGTGGAGGATATGGAGTAATAGCTCCTACTGATAATCTTCAAAGAAGAATGGGAAATTATAAAATATATACAAACGTAAGAGATACTTTTTAGAGCGGGTTTTAAACACTCGCTCTTTTTAATAAAATTGTTAAAACAATTATTACAAGTTAAAATAGTTAGATAAAACAATTAATTAAAGGAGATAAAAATGGAAAAGCTAATAAAATTTAATGGAATTCCATTATCACCTAAAACAGGTATAAGAAATATAATTTTTGATACTTCTAGATATTCAGCTGGAATGGAAGCTATTAGAGGTTTTGGTACAGTAATGAGTGAAAGTAATTTAGCTAATATAGAAACAGTTAATTTACATTTTGTACTTAGAACTGAAGAATTAGCTAATCTTGCTTATATATATAGTTTATTTAGAACTTTAGGTGTATTGGTTGTAGAAAATGATTATTTGTTAGATAAACTTGGTTCTAGTTTAGCTAATAGTTTAGCAGAAGACAGAATGGTTCTTCACGATAAAGTAGTAGATAAAATTAATGGAACTGATACTAGTTCAGAAGAACGTTTTAGTAAAATACATAAGAGTTTTAAAAGTTTATGTATGGTACTTGATAATCTAAGTATTAAATCTAAAGTTAATACAGCAGATGGTTATGATGTTAATATGAATCTTAGTTTATATAAAAATTCTTTTACTGAAGAAGAACAAACTAAATACATGAAAGTATTTGAACTTTGGTTAGAAAAAACAGGATTCGACAAGATAAAAGACGAAATTGCAGAACAAACAAATAAACTTGGAAATACAAGTATTGGTATAGATTTAAAATATTATAATGTTGAAGCATTAAATGCTATATATAAAAACAATCTTATTACTAGTGAATTTAAATCTTTTAGATTACAACAAGATGCCGATTTAAAAGAAAAAGTTAGAACAGACGAATCTGCTGATAATATTAAAAAAAGAACTACAGAAAATAAAATTGGATTAGAAGATGAAGATTTTAACAATGAAGATTTTCTATCAAGAAAATTAGAAAGTGTAACTACTACTATTAAAATACCTAATAATTGTGTTATGGAAATAGAATTAATCACTAATAATAATATAGCTAATATTCCAATTAAAGGTAATAGTTTAATGGAAAAAAGTATAATAGGTTTAGGTAAAACTAATTTTTCTTGTAAATTATTATTTAAAGAAGAAGAAGAATTGAGTTTAGTTCAACAATTAAAAACTATTAGTGATAAAAATATAATAGGACACAAACTTCAAATAGAACATCCTTTAATTCAATTATTTGATTTTTATTCTGGAGATATATTAAATATGTCTTTTAATAGTTTAGAAAATCAACACGGTATAGTTTTAATTATGGTATTTAATATTAATGGTTATAGATATGAACGTGAAAGTTTAATTAACAATAGTGATTCTATAGGAGATATGATTTTTAAAAAGAAATCTAAGAATGATAAGTTATTTGGTTCTTGGTTAGAAATTTATAATAATTATTTAAATATAACAAAAGAAAATTTAACCGCTTTAGAAATAACACCAAAAGATAATTATACAAGTTTTGAAGTAAAAACAAATAAAAATAATTTTTTATATAAAAAAATAAGCGAAATTATGAATTCTTACTATAATTCTTATAGTTGGATTGGGAAAATATTCCCTAAAGAAATTTCTCATTTAACTATAATGGATTTTATTTTATCTTATAGCACTCAATTTACTAATGCTCACTATAAAATATTTAATTTAAAAACCGGAGTTAACGAAAATTTAAATTTAAGAAGCGAAATTGATAGTAAAATTAAAAATGAAATTTATGAAAAAAGATATGATTCTAGTTTCAATGCTGCTTTTTATTATTTTGATGACCAAAAATTCTTAAATGATATTTTAAATCAAAGAAGTATATCAAAACAATTAAATTTAAGCGATATGAATGCTATGTATAATATAATGAATTATTTTGATGCTGCCTTTTTGACTAGAAAATCTTTAAAAAAATCTTATATTAATCCAAGAATTGGTAAAAAAAATTCTGAATCTATAGAACCTAGTTTTTTAGAAAATGTAATCAGACCTATTACAACAGAAATGTTTAATGACAAAATAACTGGAAATTCTTTAGACAACAGAATTTACAGAAAAATATACGAAGAATTCTTTTTAAGAATGATTAGTATAATAGATGTACTTGATATAAATGAAAACATAGAAATAATATCCCAAAAAGGTACATTTAAATATCACTCATGTATAAATTTTATACAGAAATGCGCCGGCGCATTAATTCAAATTTTCAATGGAGTTTTATCCGATGGAAAATTTATAAAAAGAATAACAGAAGAAGTATTTTTTGATGAAAAAGAAATTACTCCTTCTATGAGGGAAGCTGTAAGATTAAAAATAAAAGAAATTTCAAAAGAAATTGATTATTATTATAAAAACAATAATAAAAACATAGAGTTTACTTTATATAATATATTTTTATTAAGACTTACTTGTTTTAACTTAACTGAAAATAAATATGGTTCTATTGATAAAATAGCTAAAAATGAAATGCTTAATGATTTATTAAAAGGAACTGTTTTGTGTTCTCCTATGTTAATAAAGATGGATAATAGAACTGATACATTTGGACTTTGTGTGGAAACTTGTTTTGGTTTTCTAGGACAAGCTATTTCAGATTATAACTTTAAACTAGACAGTGAAAAACTATTTTGGTTTAGCGAACTAAAACAACAATATGGAAATAATGTTGATATATACAATAGTGATTGTGTTTATGTTATGAGAACTAAATATGAAGATTTAGGAGAACAAAAAGGACAAATAATAGGAGATTTGGCTAAGAAAGATATTGATTATTTATATGGAGAAAAAATTCCTAGATTAAGTTTATTTAGTTTAATTGGAAGAATTTTTTATGAAACAGAAATATTAGAAGGAAATAATAATATACTATCTTTAGTTGAACAAGAAAGAGGAAGTTTCTTTAGAGATGAAAAATATAATGATATTAAATTAGACCCTCATAAAGAAGATTCAGTAGAGTATTTTATTCCAAAAACTAATATTGGAAATATACATATACCATCTGACAATAAACAAAAATTTACTACAGAATTTGATATAGGAGAAACTAAAGAAACAAAAATCAATACTCTTATGAAAGCTAGAATAATAGCCAATAATGACCCATTTAATAGTTTGTTATCAATAAACAAAGCTGTTTGTGATAATATAGATACTTTATTCCCTGATTATGTAATAGTTGTTAATGTTAAAGAAACTATTGAAGATGAAACTAATGAGTATTATGTTCAATTAAAAAACATAACAAGCGTTTCTATTAGTAAAAACCCTAAGACAAAAATTAAAACTGCTAACTTTACTATAAGTATGTCATCTAAAGGTTTTTATAACTTTAACTTAAACGATGGAGCTTTTAGTATTAAATCTATGCAAGATGGAAAAATAAGAGGTTTTATTATTAAACCAGGTTGTGAAGTTAGAATAATGTTAGGATATAATTTTAATAATTCTTATAGTATTTTTAATGGTTTAGTTGTTGGTTCGCAAGAAATTGGAAATAGCTTAATGATTACTTGTGCTGATTTTACTTCTACTCTATATAACTTTATTCCAGGAGAAGAAGAATTAACTAACGAATCTACTTTGTCTAATATGCTTGTAACTACAGCTCCAAATGAAAATGAAGCAGAACATAATGGTAATGATAATAGGCATTCATTTAGCGATAAAAAAGCTACGAACAAAGATGAAAGTCTATTTAGTTCTAAAGATGAAAACGATTTCTTAGAAGCGTTAAGAAATAAAAAAGCTGGTATTAATAATCCAAACATGCATATGTTTGAAGCGTACGGAGAAGAAAGAATTGACACTTTGGCTCAATTAGGTAGTGCATCTTATTCTGCTGCAGCTCAAATAATGTTAGTTAAAATGGGATATAAATACAGACCTTATTTTGAAAACGTTTTTAAAGAAGAAAGTTTAAATAGAGATTTAAATTACTTATCTACTAACTTTCAAAATAAAATAGATTTAACAAAAGCTTTTGGTTCTGGAAAACAAAACTTTGAAGTTGTAGGAAATTCAATTATTAATATATATGATGTTGATTTAGATTATGAAGCTTATGGTTATGTTAACCTTAATCATTCAAATACTATAAGTCATGAAGGTGAAACTGAAGGTCCTAACTATAGAAAATCTTATAAAGTTGTTGCAAACAATTTGAATCCTGGAGAAAAAAGAGAATATATGTTACAACCATGTCAACCATTAGTGCCTAGTGAAGACTATTTCAATAACAACGGAAGTGGAGCTTGGTTTGGTGTTAAAAGAAATCATAAATTAGGTTTTCATGCTGGTGCCGATTATAGTCATGTAAAAGCAGAGCCATCTAAAAATGTCTATTCTGTTGCCGATGGAACTGTAATTTTCGTACATAAGTATGGTGACAATTTAGCCGGAAACAGAGTTCGTATAAAACACGATGATGGTATTATTACAACAGCTTATTATCATTTAGATAGTTATAATGTTAAGATAGGAGATAAAGTTAAAAAAGGGCAAGTAATTGGAAAAATAGGTGGAAGCGGTTTAAAGATAGACTCATGGGGCAAACATCTACATTTTGAAGTTCACGTAAAGAAAACTCCAGAAACATTAAAGTTTTTCAAAGAACAATTAAAGTTAAACAAGCCTGGTCATTATATAAGAGTTTTAAATAAAAGTTCTGACGAATTTTATGTAAATCCTGAATTATTTTTAAAAGGCCAATTCGGTATTGTTTCTCAAGATACTGGAGAAACTACTTCAACTTCTTCTTATAAAGGTCAAAAAGGTAAAAACCAATTTACTGTAGATTTTGATGCTGCAAATAGAAACTACATGGAATACACTGTAGAAAAGTTAAAAAGCTTAGAAGGTTTTGCAAAAAAATACTATACTGATAAATCTGGTAAAATAGTTGGAGAATCTATAGGATATGGTTTCTTTGACGCTGGAGTAATGTCTGTAGAATCAATAGTGCCTAAATGGGAATATTTAGCTTATAAAACTAATGACCCTAATAAAAGATTAGAAATGTCAACAAGTAGAGCTGATGAAATATTAAGAAAAGGTTTAGAATATTATGAAAACGATATAAGAAGACGTTATAAAGGGTATGATAATTTAAAACCAAATGAAAAAGCTGCTTTATTAGATTTAGCTTGGAAATACAGTCCTGGAAATAAAAAATTCAGATACGTATATAATTTTGTAGTTCAAGGAAGAATAGAAGATGCTGTGAATTTCTTATTAGACAAAGAAGATGGTTACTATGTTTATGATGATAAACATAAGGAAATAGAAGGTCTTGTTAAAAGAAGAGATTATGTAATAGAAACTTTGAGAGGTAGGTGATAAGTATGTTGCTAGATGGAAGCGAAATAAAGATAAATGATTCTAGTTCTAATTCTAGAATAGAATCTAATTATGATTATGATTTTACTTTACACGGAAGTTTTTTTCCAAATCATAATATAATTTCTTTTGCTAGTCACAATAACATGGATTTAAACGGAGAATCTTTATTACTTGGAGATTTAACGGTAGCATCAGCAAATCAAGTTTTTAGACCAAATTTTAAAAACAACTCTTTTGCTGATGTTATGAATTATTATGAAAATCTAGTTACTTGTTCACAATGGGACGTTAGAGAAAACGGGGACTATGAAACCATAGTCCTTGGACGTTCTAATTATTTTTATAATTGTTTAAAATATAATTGGAAACAAACTGGTAATTTTATAGACGACTTAGATAAAGTTTTAAAAAAAGAAAATGAAAAAATAAATGAAAATAATATAGAAATAGATGAAGAAGGTAATGTAATTGTAAATAAAAACGATGAAGAAAAACTCGAAACAAAAAAACCTATAAAAAGCAAAAATAATACTCAAACTCCTTCTGAATTTATGAATAGTGTAATAGAAGAAGAAATAGATAAATCATTATCAAACTCATATATTGATTTAGAATCAAGATTTGAATCAAAACGAGCTGATATAGTTAAAAACTTTGAAGATAATCTATATAGAAACGGTAGAAGAAAAATAGGAGAAAATATTTTTGCTATAAGTAAAGTAAATTTAATTTCTTATGATGTTAAAACAAATGATGTAATTAATACACTAACAATAGAAGATGTTGATAGAGGTTGGTTTCCTGGCAAAACTAAATTAGGTTTAACATTAATAGGAAGTAATAATATAGACTATATAGTAGAAAAACCTATACAGAATATATTATCTAGTTTTGGAGAAGAAATAAATAACAAAAATGTATTAATTCAAGGCGAGTACATGGCTACTCAATTAATTAAAGAACTTGAATTAACTTATCAAGGTTCTATTACTATTTTATTTAATCAAGATGTTGAGATAGGAGACTATGTTCATCTAATAGATGATACCGCTTCTACTTATGGAATTTTCAAAGTAATGTCTTTTGAACATGTTTTAGATAAAAGAGGTATGATTACTATTTTAAAAGTAAGTGCAGCTTGGGATTTAAGAGACCCTGTATTAGATACTTTTTGTAATAGTATTTCTTATGATTTAATGGATGTTTTTAGAGAACAATCTGCTACTGAAATAGATGGTACTGATAATTATGTTATAAATAAAGTATTTGCATCTTATTTAAAATATACAACTCATGCAGTTAAATATACTTATTTTAAATGGATTAGTTTTAAAAAAGACAATACAGCTTTAGATTTAGATAATAGTTTAATGTCTCAAATAATGTTTAGCCCTTCTATTATGCCTATTAGATTTATACCTATGTTTAGAAAAGGTATAGCACAAATTCCAGTAAATTTAGAAAGAGCATTTGTTTTTAAAGATTCTATTTATAAAAACTATTTTGCTTCACTTAAATTCTTTTTTGAGTACAAAGTTCCTCAGTTTTTTATTAATATGGGTAGAGGTGTTACTAAAACATTAAATTATTTAGGGGATGTATTGTTAGGTACTTTAACTTTTAACTTACATGAATTATTTAAATCTAGTGTTGGAATTACTGAAAAGAAAGCTCAAGCTGCTTTACTAGGTGAAATACATGTTGATTCAACAGAGTTTAGAAACACAAATTTTGGAGACTATAATCCTTATAATAAAATAACAAGAAGTAATTTAGGTAGAAATTATGATTTGACTATAGGATTTTTCAACGTACAATTACAAAGTACTATGAACTTAAATAATGGTTCTATTATGAGAAGTACTGGACGTGCTGAAAAAGTAATAGAATTTAAAGAGAATACTGTAAGAGAAAAAGTAGTTGATGTATTTGATTATACTTTAATGGTAGAAGTATATGATGGTTTCAATAAAGATGGTGTTCTTGGTAAATATAATTATAAAGACTTTATACGTAATGCAACTCCTAATTATTATGATGGATATGTTGTAGGAAAACTTTTTGAAAATCACCATGGTGCTGAATTTGGAGCTATGTTTAGAAATAGAAAACTTAATGTTACAAATGAAAGTAAAGTAATAAAAAGTGGAGTTATAGAAAAGCTAAAATATAAAAACAATAATGGCGAAATTGAAATAAGAGAAGTTGAAAGAAACTTTATCGAAACTACTTTTGATTTAAAAAGTTTAAATATAGGAATTAAAACTTTAAAAATTTATTGGTTTCACAACTTCTATGGTGCTTCAGATACTGAAACCGACGATATAGAAGTAAGAAAGAAATTTGTTAATGCGGTTTTTACTAAAATGAAACAAAATTCTAATAAAACTACTGGATGCGTTCTTATGGGTGACTGTAACTTAGAAATAATAGATTATAATAGTTCAGTTATAAGACATACAGGAGATAGCTGGGCTAATAATTATGTTTATGTAATTCCACAACAATATAAAGAATTAAAATCTATGATTAGAAATGCTACTACTGTTGATACAAAAGGTGAAACTAAAAACTTATTTGATAACATAGTAGTTACTCCTAATTTAGTAGATGAAACAAATGGAGATTATTTTTATTTCTCTGAATATAATTATCCAGAAGATAATAAAAGAGATGTGTCTGACCACATACCAGTTTATATAGGAATAAAGGTGAATTAATTTATGAAAAAAGGCGTTGGAATAATTTTAGAATTAGATAGTAGCAGAATCTTATTTGAAGGTTCTGCATATCTATTAAGTGAGAAACAGTTTGTTAATGGTAGTTTTAAAAATATATTTTCTAAAAATAAAACTCAATTAGTAAATAATCATTTAGCTTTTGCTAAAAAACTAGATGAAATAAGAAATAGAATTAATTTAGAAAATACTAGAAAAACTACTCAATATAAAAACTTAGAAATAAAAGAATATTTTAAAGATAAAAAAAATAGTATTTTAGATATTGTTATGTTAGTACAAAGTCCTGTTACTTTATCTACATCAGATATAAGTGCTAACTATAGTATTATGTATTTTGAAGTTAGCGATAATTTAAAACTTGGAATGTTTATTAATAAACAACTAGCATATATATTATTAGGTGATGATAATGAGTAGAATTAAGATAGACCAGATAGAAGTAAAAGAATTAAAAGCTGATACTACCAATGTTGGAATGGATAGAAAAGAAGAACAACAAGAACAATGGGAGTTCTTTAAGAAAATATCAGGTATAATGACTGACTATTTAAATAAAATGATTAATATTCCATCTACTTTATTTACACCAAACTTTGTTTTACCAAGTAAAGCTCAATTCGCTGCTATATTAAAAACAATAGGTTTAGTTAAAGGTGTAATTTATAAATTTAAACAAATAGATAATGCACTTCATAGTAGAGACCAACGTAGTACTGAAAGAGAAAGAATAGCTAGGTTATCTATTGTTAAAGGATTAGAAAAAAATAGATGGAAAGTAATAAAAGGTGATAAATAATGTTGTTTAGTATAAATGAAGATGGCAAATTAGATTTAGATGAAAAGAAAAATATATTTTCTGATTTTGTTATGGGAAACCAAGCTGAAACAAATTTTAGATTAGCTAGAACTATATTAATTACACATCTTATACATAAGAAGTGGTTAAAAAATAATTTTATCTTATATATGAGAGCAAACTATACAAATGAAGAAATTAAAGCTATGATAAAAAATAAAATAAACGATTTGTTCGAAAACTATCCAAATCTAAAGAATACGATAGAGTTTTCATTCAATTTAAATAACAATGTTTTATCTATAGTGTTTTATAAAAATCATGAAGGGAAAGAAAGATTGTTAATTTTAAAAGATATTAATATAGGTTAGGTGATTTATGTACAATTTAAAAGAACAAACATACAATGACTTTCTAAAAAATCTAAGCCAAAAACTTGGTTTTGACGTAGATAGAAATTCATTTGACTATGATATATTAAAAGCATTGTTTGAACAAAACAATGATTATAAAAGAGAAGTTCAAAATATATTAAGTAAAGTAATATTTGAAAATATGAGAGGACAAGACTTAGATAACTTCCTTTCGTTTTTTAATATTTATAGAAAACAAGATAATGATGAAAACCTATATACTTTGACTTTATCTTTTAAAAGCAATAATAATAGTTTTAATATTAAAGAAGATTGTTTAATGTTAATTAATAATAATGTTTATAAGAATATAAAAAATGTTTCTGTTAGTAATGAAAGATAAAGTCAAAGTATATAG